CTGTAGGGCCTATTGCACCTGTAGCACCCGTTGCGCCTGTAGGGCCTGTTGCACCAACAAGGCTGTTTAGCCAGTCAGTTTCTGAGCCAACAAAGCCATTGGCAAGTGCAATCTGGTATGCACTAAGACCAGCAACGCCTTGCGTAAAGTAAGGCAGGCTAACCCAGTTAGTTGTACCGTTACCAATCTTGACCTTAAGGGTGTCATCTTCAACACCCATTTCACCATCAGCAAGGGTTGGATTAGCTGACGTCCAGAGCGATGCTGCTCCACGTCTAAGCTGAATAATGACTGCCATTTAGACTGCTCTCCTTAAAAGGTGCTCACCGTTTTCACGCGTTTTAATTCGATGACAATTAGCGCAAAGTACTTGAATATTTGGGTCATGTATAAGTCGCTCATAGTCTTTGCGGACTTTAGGAAACTTTCTTATACCAAGTTGAGTTATTGGAATAATATGGTCTAATTCTAACGCAGCAGGATGCTCTTTATAGCCGCAAATTGCACAACCTTGGGTAATTTTCCAAGCATCAACTACAGCAGCAGTTTTTATTCTAGCTATTTTTGCATGTGAATTATAAAAATTTCTTTTACAAATTTGACAATCAGTGGCCCTTTGTGCAGACGCTAGAAATTCATGGTCAGTACAGTTTCTCCATTTAGAGGTTTTATTCATTGAACCCTTTGGCCTACCCATTAAATAACTCCTCCGCCATCAATGTGCGGGATAGGTGTGAATATGGTATCTGGGTAGCCATTATCAATGTTCATCCAGCCACCTTCAATGTCCGAGAACTTAATACGCTTAGAGTTCTTACCATCGTGAGTGTGATTACCTGGTGATGCTTGATTAGGATTTAGACCTAAAGTATGGTGCTGAGCTGTGTGGCTAGAGTCGCGGTCCGAGTTGACGTGAAATGAATTCACTTCTTCTGGTGACGCAAAAATAGGCATGCTATCATTGTAGCCTAAGGAGACAACCTATGAGCAAAGCAAAACAGATTGGAACTGCTGCAGAGACCGCAGTACGTAACCATCTTCTATCCGCTGGCTATTCCCCACTTGAAGCACATCGTAATGTCCTAAAGGGCTCAGACGATGAAGGTGACGTATGGTTGAGAGAGTCATACGGCCTAATGGTTTTTGAGGTCAAGGGTGGCAAATCTGCAAAGGAGGCATCTTATGGGCAAATTGAAAAATGGTTCCAAGAAGCACAACTCGAATGTAAAAATGCTGACGGTAAGTTTGGCTTTTTGGTTACTCAGCGTGGTGGTGTTGGGTATCCTCGCGCTGGCGAGTGGTGGGCTTATGCCAGGCTCGGAGACCTTTTTTATCTGCGAACTCGCCTTGATAACCCTTCTGACATTCTTGTTCGTATTACTCTCCGTGAGTTAACAGGACTAATCCGTGGCTAAAGACTTCAACCTCGAAGATGCTTTACGCGGGTTAGGCGAATCTATTCAGGAAGCTGCAGCTCAGCCAAATTTATACGCCTATAAGGCGTCTCCAAAGCAAGAGGCATTCCACAAGATGCACCAAAAGGCTCGCCTTTATGTTGGAGGAAACCGTTCTGGTAAATCTCTCGGCTCTACAATCGAGGGTATTTACTGGGTAACAAAGACACATCCTTTTAGAGAAATGCCACCTGAGCCAGTTCGTGGACGAGTTGTTGCCGTTGACTTCCTAAACGGTGTAGACAAGATTATCCTGCCTCTTTGGAAGCAGTGGCTACCTAAGAAGTATTTGATTAATGGCAGCTGGGAAGACTCCTACTCGCGTGAACGCCACACACTCACCCTCAATAATGGTGCCTTTGTGGAGTTCATGTCGCAGGACCAGGACCTAGATAAGTTTGCTGGTTCATCCCGCCACTTTGTCCACTTTGACGAAGAGTGCCCTAAGACCATTTGGCAAGAATGTCTTGCTCGTTTGGTAGATACAGACGGCGATTGGTGGATGTCTCAGACTCCCGTTCAAGGCATGGAGTGGATTTACGACGATATTTACCTACCAGCAAAAGAAGGCACTAAGGACATTGGCATTGTTGAAGCATCAATGGAGGACAACCCGTCGCTATCTAAAGATGCTATCGCTCGCTACATGGAGTCGCTCAGCGAAGAAGAACGCCTTATCCGCCGAAATGGACAGTACATCAATCTTGGCGGTACAGTCTTTCCAGAATTCAGCCCTGGTACACACTGTATTCCTAAAGGGGAGTTCAAACTTACTAGCAGACATCGAGTCATTCGAACGATGGATAGCGGATACACCAACCCCACAGCCTGGCTCTGGATGGCAATTGATGAAGACGGAACTATTGTCGTCTTCAAAGAGCACTACCAAGCAGGTTGGAACGTAGCCCAACATGCCGAGGTTGTTAATAAGATAACCAACCAGATGCTGCACGATTCAGGTGCTGAGCTTTACTTGACTACTGGAGACCCAGCAATCAAGCAGACCAAAGAGCATACTGGCACGTCAATCCTTTTTGAATACAGCAAGTATGGCATTTATATAGCAGTAGATGCTATCCCCACAGACCGCCGTATTGGGCTTGAAAAGATTCAGTCTTACATGAAGGTAAACCCTAAAACGGGCAAGCCTTACTTGATGATTACGGATGATTGCCCACACCTTATCGCTGAGCTTCCTAAGCTGAAATGGAAGAAGTATGCCAGCCCTAAGATTGCCGAGCAAAAGAACCGACAAGAAGATATACGCGATAAAGACAATCACTGCTATGATGCTCTTAAGTACGCCATGACCTTTATGGATGACTTGACACCAACGCAAAATACAAAAGCAAGCCGAAGAGACGAGTTTCATTCAACTTTCTCAGACAACTTTAACTTCACCCGTAAGTTCTCGGACTACGATGATGGAAATGACTGGGGCAGTAACTGGCGAGGCTCTTCCTCAGCAAGCGCACTAGAAGGATAAAATGAGACACTTTAATTACTTTGAGAACGGTGGCCCAGCCCCGTCTTCTTGCATCTCATGTGGTGCAGTAAAAGAACTCCTTGAAATCGGACAATTAGCATATGGCGGCATGGCGCAGGTTTGCGTAAAATGCGTCAAAGAGTTAGCTACTTTTGTGGGCTACGCAGAAGAGTACCCGCTTCAAGAGGTTATTAAAAAACAACAAGATGACGCTAGATTGTATATTGAGCAGCTAGCTAAAGTACCTAACTTAGTGGACGGACTAATCGATGGAATACGTAATAACATCACTGATTTTATCTTTGCTGTTTCTTACAGCGATAACGCTGATAAGCCTGCACCTATTCAAGATGCTTCAGCAGCAGATGACGGAGCAGTCAAAGGTAGCAAAGCTCCAGCAGGACAGCGTAAAGCACCTATCAAATCTGTTAGCGAGTAAAGACCCACTCGCGTTTCAGCAGATTCAAACCGTGTCGAATCCTGTAGACACGGAGTATACTGGACCTATAGTGACTGGCGATGAGCTAGAGATGCTAGAGGCATATGAAGCTGAGATTAACAAAAGATTTGGATAATAGCTAATGGCTGAACAATACATTCCTGGCGCACAAGCTGAAGGTGAAATGGCTGATGACAGCCTACTCAACCAATTCAAGCGTAAAGACGAATCAAAGAAGCTTGTTGCATGGGTAAAGGCTGAATACGAGAAAGCTAAGCAAGCTCGTAAACAAGAAGAGCTTGACTGGTACCTTCAGCTTGCCTTCTATAACGGTCAGCAATACCACTCTTGGAATGAAGTAAATGGTCAGCAGGTATTGCAGGAAGAGCTAAACCCTCAGAAGCTACCTCGCATTACAATCAATAAAATTGAGCCAATTATCCGTACTGAGATTGCCAAGACAACCTCAGGTCAGCCTTCAGCACAAGTAGTTCCTGCGTCTAATGATGATGACGACTTAATGGCAGCATCTGCTGCTGAGCAGGTTTGGCAGGCAATGTATGACAAGTCAAACTTTCAGACTGATGTTCTAGCTAAGTCAGAATTCTGGCGCTCAACTACTGGCAACGCATTTATCAAAACTTTCTGGGATTCAAACGCCAAAGAAGTTGTACCAACTCCAATCATTGACGAGTTCACTGGTCAGAGCACAGTGCAACAGCAGGTAGTTTCAACTGGTGATGTTTCATTCGAGGTTGTTTCACCGTTCCACTTGTTTGTACCAGACCTTGCTGAGGAAAACATTGAATCTCAGCCGTATCTATTCAATGTCTATACAAAGAGCGAGCAATGGGTACGTACTACATTTGGCAAAGTTCTTCCAAAAGACTTCAAGCCTGCAAAAGTTTCAGCAACCGAAATCATGGATGCTGCTTTGATGGACGTCAAGGGCGTAAATAGCGCAAAGCCTGACGCAGTATTAGTTATTGAGATGTGGGCTAAGCCAAACGGTTGCCCTTATCTACCAAAGGGTGGTCTAATCACCATTGTTGACAACGAAATCGTACAGTTTGCTGAGAATGGCATTCCTTACGCTCACAAGTCATACCCTTTTGCTCACATGCACACCATCCCGACTGGAAAATTCTACCGTCGCTCTGTAATCAAGAACTTGATTCCATTGCAGCGTGAGCTTAACCGCACTCGTTCTCAGATTATTCACGCTAAGAACTTGATGTCTAAGCCTCAGATGATGTACCAAGAGGGTGCAACTGACCCTAAGAAGATTACAGCTCGTGCTGGTATCTGGATTCCAGTTCGTCCTGGCTTCCCTTACCCACAGCCTGTGCCTATCCAGCCACTACCTAGTTATGTACTAAATGAAGTGCAGCAACTACAGAGTGACTTTGAGGACATCTCTGGTCAGCACCAAGTTTCTCGCGGTGAATCTGGTGGTGTAACCGCTGCAACTGCAATCAACTACTTGCAGGAACGTGACGACGCTTACCTAAGCACTGTATTCAACTCAATCGAAGCGGGCATCGAAAAGATTGCTAAGCAGTCCCTAAGCCTATTCATTCAGTACGTCAATACTCCTCGTCTAATCAAGACTGTTGGAACTGACGGAGCATTCGACGCATCAGTTCTGTCTGGTGCTGACATCGCTTCTGGTAACGACATTCGTATTGAGTCTGGCTCAGCCCTCCCTACATCGAAGTCTGCACGTCAGGCTTTGATTACAGAGTGGATGAAGATGGGCTTCATTGCTCCGCAAGAAGGTCTTCGCATTCTTGACATGGGTATGCTTAAGCAGTTCTACAACGTCATCAAGATTGACGAGAACCACGCTCAGCGTGAGAACCTCATGCTTAAGAAGCTTGACCCTCAGACTATTATGGCGTTTGAACAGTCTTGGAATGCTGGCGCTGCTGCTGGCGAACCAGACAAGATTGTACCTGGACAGGTTGATGCAAATGGTCAGCCAATTCCATTGCAGGTACCTTCAGTTATTCAGGTTCACGATTACGATAACCACGCAGTACACATCGAAATCCACAACCGTTTCCGTAAGTCACAGTCATTCGATATTCTTGAAGATGCTGTAAAGGCAGAATTCCAGAAGCACATCGCAATGCACGAACAAGCTTTGCAGCAGAAAATGATGCAAGATGCTCAGATGATGGCAATGGGTGCTCAACCACAAGCTGGCGGAGCTACTCAACTACCATCTGAGTCAACAGGCGCACCAGCTGGTACACCTGACCAAAGTGGTATGACAGCGCAACAACTACAGTAAGGAAAAATATGTCTGAAGAGACGCAGCAAATTGCTGACCAGACTACTGAGGCACCAGTAGTAGAAACACCACAGGTTGAAGAACCTAAGGTACACCCAGCTTATGAAAAGCTTCTATCAGAGCTACCTGAAGCTTGGCACTCAAAGATTACTCCGCACCTTCAAGAGCAGGACAAGTACTTCCAGCAGCAGCTAGAGAAGTACACTCCGTTCAAGAAGTTTGCTGATGACGGAATTACCGCTGACCTTATCGAGGGTGGCCTTGGCCTAGCTCGTATGGTTGACGAAGACCCAGTTGCCGTCTACCAGAACTTGCAGAAGTACCTAAAGGACCAAGGGTTGCTTGCTGAAGAAGCAAAGCAGGCTGCAGCTGACATTATGGAAGAGCAGTCTGGAAGCGACTTCGAAAACCTATTTGACGGCGAGAAAATTCCAGCAGCACTTCAGAAAGAAATTGATGCTCTAAAGGCTAAGACTGAAGAAGTAGACAACTGGAAGAACCAGCAAGAACTTGACCGTGAGACTGAAGTTGCTATGGCTCAGATGAGTGCCGATATGGACTCTCTTCGTTCACAGCACAGAATCTCAGAAGCTCATGAAGTAGCAATCTATGACTTAATGAACGCAGCACTTGCAGCAGGCCGTGACATCACAGTTGCTGATGCTGCTAAGCAGCTAAGCGATATGATTGGTGGATTCCCTTCAGCTAACGCTGTAGCGCAAGAAGAAGCTCCAACTATTGTTGGCTCATCTGGTGGCGCTGGAGTTGTTGCTCCTAACCTAAGCATTCCAAAAGATGATAAGGGTAAGAAGGAAATGCTAGCTCGTATGTTTGACCAGTACAACTCAGCAAACCGCTAAACTATAAGTACAGCGAGTAGGGTTTCTATCCCTATTCTTAGACCCCGCTCAAAAGGCGGGGTCTTGTACTTTTTGTGCTACTATTTTTATATCCGTGTACAGCCCCTAAGAGGGTCAGGGCGAGCGATACAAACTTTCGTAAAATCCAATTTAACTCTTAGGAGAGTGAAATCATGGCAGGTCAGGGAATCCTAACCTTTGCGTCTGATGCTCTGAAGCTCGTTTACGGCGACCTTCACGAACAGCTACGCGACAAGAACCCAGCCCTCGAATTCATCGAGGCATCATCACAGCACCTTACCCAAAACGGTAAGGAAGCTATCTTCGACACACACATCGGCCGCAACCAGGGTATCGGTGCACGTGGCGTTCGCGAGAAGCTACCTACTGCAGGCGCTCAGAAGTACAAGCAAGCTCACCTATACCTAAAGAACCTATACGGTGCTATCGAGGTAGACGGTCAGCTATTTGAGCAGGCTGCAGACAACTACAACTCATTCATCAACGTAGTTGACAACGAAATCAAGGGCCTAAAGAAGGACCTTGCTCGTGACCTAAACCGTCAGATTTACGGTGACGGAACTGGTACTTTGGGTGTAGTAAAGACTACAGACTCATCAGCTGACACTTCAGTTGACTTCGTTGACGCTCACTGGATTGAGCCTGACATGGTAGTTGACCTACTTGCAGGTACAGACCTAGTTGACGGAACCCCAACCGTTCTATATGCAGGTATCACTGTTGTTTCTGTAAACGAGTCAACTGGTGTTGTAATCTTTGACACCGCTGTTGCTGTTACTGCAGGTGACATCATTGTTCGTGCATCAAACGGTGTTAACTCATTCAACAAGGAACTAACTGGTCTTGGTGCAATCGTTGCATCAGGTACTTCACTACACGGTATCGACGGTGCAACAACTGCCGTTTGGAACTCAACAGTGGAGACCCTAGGTTCAGTTGGTACTCCAGGTTCACTAACCGAACTTGCTCTAATCAACCTAGTTCAGAAGGTTGACAAGCAGGGTGGCGAAGTTGACGTATTCCTAGCATCTCCAGGCGTTTACAACGCATACTGGAACTTGCTACAGGGTATGCGCCAGTTCACCAACGGTGCTGGCCTAACTGGTGGACAGCGTTCGTTCACCTTCGAAGCACTAGGTAAGCCAATCAAGTTCGTTTCTGACTACGCTGCGCCAAAGGGAACCCTTTACGCATTGTCTTCAAGCGAATTGGTTATCAACCGTAAGCGCGACTGGTCATGGATGGACCGCGATGGTTCAATGTGGTCACGTGTTGCTGACACTGATGCATACGAAGCTCGTATCTTCCAGTACTCAGAAATCGGTACCTACCGCCGTAACGCACACGCTAAGCTATCAAACATCGCTGAGCTGTAAGCCGTTATAAAAACTCCCCCGCTACCAGGTCCGTCTCGCCAGGTAGCGGGGGTTTTTTATTGCCTGTAAGATAGGCGTATGAATTACATCAACTTTGCACAAATAGACGGATTGTACAATGACCAGCAGCGCCGAGTAGCTGCCGTAATCAAAGACATTTTCCCAACTGTACGCTTGATTCGTATGGAGCCAGGCCACCCACAATTCAACCCAGAGATGCAGTTTGCTCTAGTTGACGAACCTTTAACTGGTCAGCCTTATCTAATTACCAACATTCACGAGGCTGAAATTGACCACCGCTTGGTGGCTCGATTGGTCGAAAATAACATGCATGACCCTAATTCAAAGGTCAATAAGCTACAATTGTTAGAGATGGCACACGCAGCGTTAGAGGCGAAGCGTGAAGAAGAGTGGCGTGCCGAAAAGAAAGACATCATGAAGTCTGCTTTGAAGTCAAACAAGAATGTTTGGAAGCACGACGGCAAGACCATTAGGAAGTAGCCATGCCAGCAGAAGAATTTACCCACACAGGAAATGACGTCTCAACCCGCGTTCGTGCTGGTTTTGGTGATGTTTCTGGCGCTCAGCTATCTGACCCAAACATTATTGCTTGGATTAATGATGGTCAGCGTGAGATTGTAAACTCAAACCCAATTCTTCGCGCATCAAAGACAGCTGACATCACTAAAGGTCAGTATGACTACACTTTTCCAAGCGATAAAGTTTTGACTATTGAAGCCATCTATGTAGAAGGCTACCCAATTCGCAACATGACTCCACAGGCTGCTCGTGAATACATTCAAAAGCAAGACCCTACAAAGCTAAATGTTGCTGACCGTCCTGAGGTCTGGTATGAACGAGCTGGAGTAATTACTTTTTACCCAGTTCCAGATAAAACTATTACTAATGGCCTAAAGCTTGAGTACATTAAGAATCCAACACCTATCACTACACTAAGCAGCACTCTTGGTATTCCAGACCGCTACTTTAATGAGCTTGTTAACTATGTAACTGCGCAGTCCCTTGAAATGGACGAAAACTACGATGCTGCAAATTTCAAGCACCGCCAGTTTCGTGATGGCCTAGACCGCCTATTTACCAAAGACTCGACGTCACAAGATGCCCTCTACTCTGGTGTTCTTGCTGACCCATTGGATGCATCTTTCTAAATGTCAACAACTATTCGTCAGAGAAGCGCCCCGCTTCAGAACTTTACTGGTGGTCTAAACAACTACTGGGACCAGTCTTCAATTGCAGATAATGAGCTTGCCGACATTATCAACTTTGAATTCACCTCATCTGGTTCACTTATGTCACGCCCAGCAATCTATACTGAGAAAAAAGCTGGCAACATTGTTTACACTCCAGTAGCAGACCAAGCAGTTGACATTCTAGGTACCTATGTCCGTGCAGATGGTGTACGCTTCTTAGTTGCCGTAACTACTGCAAAGACCTGGATTTACAATATTATTGACCAGACATGGACTGAGATTGCTGCATTCCGTGCATCAGACTGTACTCAATATCTAAACAAAATTGTTCTATCATCTGCAACAGCAGGTCAAGGCGGATACTGGGAAGCTGGAACATTCCACAATACCCCAAGCATGCCAGCCCTAAATGGTATTGAACTATTTCAAACTCGTTTCTTTGGCTACGGTGTGCAGGGCACAGCGACAGCAAACATCATCTACTGGACAAATATTTCTACTGCTGGTCCATCTGGTGAATCAACCTCAGTATGGAACTGGTTAGACTCCAACTCAAACTACATGTATGTAGAAATTGGTGGCGGAGATGGGCAATGGATTACCGCAATTGACCAAGGCTACAACGACATTGTAATCTTCCGTAACCGCTCAACCTACCGCTATAGCTATGGTGATGTGCCCGAAGAAGGCACAATGCAGGCTATGCAACAGGACATTGGTGCAGAGAACAAACGCTCAGTTGTAAAGTTTGAAAACGCTCACTTTGTTCTATCAGGCGGGATTCTTTACAAATACCAGAACTGGTTGTACTATCCACTTAACGCACAAAAAGTAACCTTTGAGACATATGATTTCGACAAGCGCTTCCAACATGCAGTAAGCATTGTCGGACGTCGCTGCCTAGTCTGGCACAACGGAAGTATGTACTCATACAACCTAGACACGGAGACATGGAGCCAATGGGAAAGCATACACAGGGTCGGATACTTTATTTCGGTTCCGCGACGCTCCGAAGAAGGCGCAGAATCTCTTTTCTTTGGTATCAGTGGTGCCACAACCCCCGACGTAACTGGCGTAACTGACTTCTGTCTGTATCGCATTGATGACTCAAACGTGACCGCAAATGGCACAGAGTCTATGAAGTGCTACATGCAGACTAAGATTTACGACTTCCAAACCCCTGTCGAATGGAAACGACTATACTTCTGGACCGCTGACTTGGCTACTGCACTGCCAGTCAAGGCTGTTGCTTACCCTGTTGCTTTGACAGAAAGTGACGTAGTTATCAAATGGGATGAGCTGTCTAAAGACCTAGAAGCAGAAACAGGCTTCTCTAGTTGGGATGACCTATCACTAGACACTTTTGGCGACACCGTATTTGGTACATGGGATAACCTAAAGCAATCAACAGGTCAAATTGGAACGCTTGTAGATACAATCCCTACAACAACTCGCCCACTACGCCTAGAGGTCAAGCTACAGCAGGCTTTACGCTTCAGACGCATCTACTTTGAGCTATACTTAGACTGTGACGGTTCACCTGCCACATCACCCGTACAAGTATTCAGCATCATTCCAATGATTGGTGCTAAGGCCAAGATTCAGAGGGAAGCTAACTAATGGCGGAACGTAATGCTGTTTTAGGCAACTACGAATTTAACCCTTATGCTGCGGGTGCAAAAATTTATAACCAAGTTAGCTCTTCGCCTACTCGTGGCGCTGTGGATAAAACTGGTTACGCAGTCCGTGACCGCAAGCTTCAGGCTCGCAAGAACGCTATCCTTGCAAAAATGAAGGGCATGAATGCTGGCGCATACGCCACTTCAGCCGTACAGAAGTTGGTGAAATAATGCCTGCACTTTCAATTGGTGGAAAAGCCCCTGGTTCTTCACTTGCTGCTACAGCTAAAAAAGCTGCAACAAACAAGGTGACTACAAAGAAACCAGCATCTACCGTAGTGACTAAGCCTAAAAATGTGATTACTATTGCTAACGATGGTGCACCTCTAGGCACGCCTATGGTTGGTTCAGTTGGTGAAAATATTAGCCAAGGTGTATTGCCTAATGAATGGATGGCAGGTCAGCCTTCTGAAGCTCCAGCTCCAGCTACTCCTGCCTGGACTCTTGAAACTGACCCAGCTTACCGTTCAGCCATGTCAGCTGGTCAATCCTCATTTAACTATGCACGCAATGCTGCGCTTGCAGACCAACAGAACACTCAAACTGCAAAAGCTGCTGAGCGTAAAGCTCTCGACGTAAATGCAACTGAAGCTCGTCGCCGTACTGCTGGTAACTATGCTGCACGTGGCATGGCTGGTGGAGCTGCTGGTGTGCTAACTCAGGCTGAGGCTCGTGCAAATGCTGAGCAGATAGCCGCTCGCACAAACATCCAAGACCAACTTGCTGCTGTAAACCAAAACTACTTGGCTAACTATGGGGCAATCGGCTCAGACTGGACTGGCACACTTGTTGGTCAGCAGTATAAGACACAGGCAGCACAGCAGGCTCTTGAGTCTGCACTAGCAAGATATGGAACCGTGTAATGGCAACTAATAGCTCAACCTATCGTGGTGGCGCAAAAGTTAGTGATGTGCAAAAAAAGACACAAGCAGATTTCACTAAATTCATCAATACTCGCCCTGTAGTCCTTCAGCCTGGTCAGGTTCCAACTCCATCAAACGCTGGTATCTCTAAGCCAGGGACTATGGCGTCAAACTATGGCGCAGGTGCTGGTGGTGCTGTAATTGGCAAAGCTGGAACGCCAGCAAAAATTTCTAGCTCTATGCCAGCTGCGTCTGCGGTTGCTGGTGGTACTGCAAAGAAGCCCTCACCGCTTACTGACCTACTTCGCGTTCCTGGCCTTGAGAATATCTACAACCCAATTCTTGAGCAACTTAAGTCTCAGCAGGACGCTGCTAATAAGCGTTACGAGTCTAACCAGGCTAACCTAAAGAACATTTTCGGTGCACTAAGTGGTCTTGCAACTGCAGACCAGGCACGCATTAAAGAGCAGTTTACAACTAGCATTGCTGCACAGCAGCAGGCGCTAGATAGTCGTGTAGCTGAGCAGCGTGCTGCTGCAGAAGCTGGAGTAGCTCAGGCTGAAGCAACTGGCGCTGAGCGTGGCGCAGGTCCTGGCATGGCTACAAACCCTATCCAGACTGCAACTACTGAAGGAATTAACCAGGCTAACGCTTATCAGACAACCTGGGAGAACTTGCAACGCGCGAATCAAGCACAAGCAGTCGAAGATACCCGTTCGCGCGCAGAGGGTTACAACTACCAGCAGGTCGCTGCGTTGCAAGGTCTTCAGCAATCTCTTGAGGATAAACTCATGCAGATTGGTGGTAATACCGCTCAGGTACAATCAGATATCGCTAAGGCTAAGTTTGGTCAAGAAACCAACATTGCTCAGGCTAAATACGGTGAAGCTGTTGCTGCAAAGAATGCAGCTGCATCTGCCGCTGCTGCTGCTGCAAGAGCTGCTGCAAAGCCTAAGACCTACAGTCGTGATATCTACGGATTCCAGAGCAAAGTAAACGATAAAGTCGGTAGCGCTTCTGCATACTCTGACTTAGCTGCGTCTGTAGATGCTGCATACGCTGAAGCTGCTGCAAAGCTCTCGCCTTCACAGAAAGCCAAGGGAACTGCTCCAAAGCCTTCACAGGTGCTACAGCAATGGCGCTCAATGGGTGGTGGCGGAACTGCTTACGAGCCATTTGCTAATGAATACATCAATAGGTACTCTGGGCTAAGCAAGTAATTATCGTCTATAATTAGACGTATTGAACCCTTAGGACGGACACTTTGCCTACTCCAACTCCAAAAAACCCTGTCTTTGGCGGGGGAACTGGTAATGCTGCAAACATCTTTGGCACAAAGCCAGTAGCAAAGAAAACCGCAACTCCAGAAGCAAACCCATGGCAGCCAGTTCTGTCATTTGGTCAAACTCTAATTGACATTGTTTCAACACCTCTTTACTTTGTAGAAGGTGGTATTGCTGCTTCTCAAAAGGGCAAGAACCCAATTGCTGGTGCTGCAGAAAATGCAGTAGCTTGGACTCAGGGCAAGCGTCCGAACACAGGCTCTGACATTCTAAAGAATGCTGGTATGAGCAATGACTTCTGGTCATCTCTTGCAGCTGATATCGCGCTAGACCCACTTACTTATACACCAGGTGTAGTAATCTCAGCGCCTGTTAAGGCAATCCTAGCTGCAGGAGGATTTGCGACTAAGGGCGCTACTGCTGCTGCTAAGGGTGCTGTATCTATTGGCTCAGCTGGAACTAAGGCTGGTCAGGCAGCGGAAAAGATTGTATCTGTTCCGCGTGTACCGCTATCACAAACTAGCGAGGCATTACTTTCTCGCCAGACTGTAGCAAAAGAAAAGATGGGCAAGTTTGTTTACCAGCCTGTTCAAGTTGAGGGCGGTCGCTCAGCAACAGAAGCATTGCGCCAGATGTTTGCATCATCAGCTGAGGCTGGCTACAAGGGTGCACGCATGTCTCTTGAAAAGAGCTTCCTAAAAGAAGCTGAGCGTAAGATTGGCAAAGCTGAAAAGAAGATTGTCAGAAGTGGCGGAACTATTTCCGCGCCTAAAGCAATTGTTGAAGCTTTGAAAGTCACTGAGGAAGCTGCCCCTAAGGTTGCTACTGATATTACCCCAGCAGTTGTAGCGACTGCAGATGCTCAGGCTAAGAAACTTCCATCTACAGTAGTTGCTACTACTGACACAGCCCCCCGCGCTGTAACGCCATTAGAGATGGCAGCAATGACTACCCCAATTACGAAGACTGCTGCTAAATCTATTAAGAGCGGTTTGACAAAGGTTGACAATATTGTCAAGAAAGTCACTGCAACTGCTGTTGGTAAAGAAGATGCTATCTCTAAAATCAATGACATTCTTTCTAAAGAAAAAGAGAATGTTTACTACTTCTATAATAAGATTGCGCCTGAAACTAAAAATGTCCTAAGCAGTTCTATTGCGCGTGAAGCTGGCACTAACATTATTGATACCCTACGCTCATTTAGTCGTGCAGATTCAAAGCAAAAGAGACTCATTGTAGAGTCTGTTGCTAACCGTGTAGTTATTACTGCGGATGGTCGAAAGTACAAGATTTCAGATGTACTTTCGAACAATGAATTTAATAAGCCATATGCTGAGCTTGATGCAAATCTTCGTGCTGGTATTGAGGCTATTATGCGTGAAAATCTATTCGCTGGTCAAGGTGCTAAGGCAATTGAGAGCATGAACTATGCCAAGATTTCTGACCTAACTAACGAGAAGATTGCAAAGGGTTTGAAAGATGCTGGTGCATTAGACCCTGCGAAAACAACTGATGCTGCAAAGATGCAGAAAGTTCTTGACCAACTTACTGCTGGTGGCACTAAGAAGTATGCAAACTTTAATGAGTTTATCTCTGGCATCCGTAATGGTGACATCGTTGATGCTAATGCGCTAAAGAATGTGCTAAAGGCTATTGACCCAGAGCACAAGGCAATTAGCGAAATTGATGCTGCAATTGCAAGTCCTCAGGATATTCGTGCACTAAAGACTGCGCTTATCACAGATGGCGCAAATAGCATAGATGCATCTCGCCGTCGCCTTGAACTTCTCGACCCAGAGAAATTCCTTGAAGCTTCACCGATTGCCTATAAGGACGTTGCTGAAGCTACTATGAACGACATATTCTCTGGTCGTGCTGAGCTTGATGAAGCTGCTACATTGCAGACTCAGCAGGCTGCTGGTGCTCGCATAGTCAAATATGAGAAAATTGGCTTAGGTGGCTACGTTAAAGATGCTGCCGACAGCATTGGTCGCGGAATGAAGCCGCAAATTGGCGCAATCGCTAAGGGTGCTGATAACGAAACTGGTGGCATCAGTGCACTAGGTGAAGGTTACTTGCGAGTAAAGAACGCTACAGAAGGCCCTGAAGCTGTTGTAGCTCGTACTTACAGCCAACACCTTGAAACTTATATTCTAGGCTCCGTGCTTGGTAAAGAGTCTTATCGTAGACTTAAAGCCGCTGCTACTGCTCTTCGTAAGGGTATTAAGTACACACCAAGCATGGCTCGTCTTGATGACTTTATTCTCCGTACAGGCATTGTCGAAGACATCATGCTTGCTACTTTCCGAGTTCGCCCGACTCACGTTAAGTCAATTTCAAAACTTCGTGGCGGTGTAGAAGATGCTTACCACCACTATGTAAGTGCTGGCGATGTTGCAACAATCTTTAAGGAAACTGGCAAGACTGACCTTTTTAATAAGATTATGTTCCCTGCAGATGCATTCCCAGGAGCAAACATTGTTCGTCAGTCTGACTGGGTTTCACCTCAGGCAATTGGTGATGCAATTAGCGACCTAATGCAAGCCTCAGAACGCGGAACACCATTTGACCTAGATGCACTTGCTAAGGCAATTAATACTCCAGCACCAGGCAAGAAGTGGTCAGCTGATTTCCA